TAACAATCTTCTCATTACTTTTATGCCCTCTTTAAATTTTTGTTGATGCACACTGGCACTCTGTTCATTAGACCTAAATCGCATCATATATGTCATAGCCCCATCAATAACTATATACTTAAATCTATCAGGCACAATCATAGGGTCATTAAATGCAGATAAATCATCAGGAAATTTATAGTATACGTATTCTATTACATATGCTGCATCAGGAATAGGAGTAACACCAAATTTTTCTTCTGCAGTTTGATACACTACATTTGGAGAATTTCTACCTGAAACTCCTGATGAATCTTCTGATGATTTATAATTTTTAATGTAGCTATCAAATGATACAGTAGTCAGGGGCATAGCTGTATTATTAGCACTAGCTAAAGCTCTTATATAAAATGTATCCCAATCTACACTAGCGGTATCTGTAGCAAAAGCATATGTTCCTGTACCTGCTGTTAGTGTTTGAGTCGTTGTAGTTTTAAGAAATGGAAACTGATGTCCATCTTGTAATATTTCTCGTATAGAGTTATTGATAGCATCTTTAGCTATAGCTTGTATATTTTTAGCTGAACTAAAACCTTCACCTGAAGTAGTAAATGTAACTTCATTTAGTCGTCTTAATAAATCATTAGCTAAAGTTATATACGTAGTTGCCATCGTTTGTCCTTTATTATAAGTAAGAGGGCAAGTTTCCCTGCCCCCTTATGTAATTTAAGCTAGTAAGTCTCTGTCAACTTCATCAGCAGTCCGTGGACTGAGTTCTGAAACGTCCATCAACATAGCATAAACACGTAGTTTACCTGCAGAAAAAGTTGCACCGTCACCTGCAAAGGTTATGTCCAATGTATCTGCAACAGCATTAACAACAACACCTGCTTGAGCTACTGTTGGTGCATAAGCTAAGTCAGCAGCACCATCAATATCAAATGCAGCAACGTACTCGTTAGGGTCAACCGCTGTACCAAGAATAGCAGTAGCGTTACTTCCTGTATTCATGGTTGCACTTTCCATGACCTGAATACCTGCCCATAGAATAACACTACTACCAGGTACTGTTAGTGCTTGCACAATGTCACCAGAGGAACAGTCAATCGCACTTGCAGTGAGGTCAACAGTATTTTCAATCATGTAAGGTTTACGTGAAGGATTACCAGTTCCAGTAGTGGGTGCTAAGAATGTAGTTAGAGTAGCCATTTTTTAATCCCCCTTACCCTGCGTTGTATTTAGCAGTTACGATAGCTTCAGGACGAAGTATCTTTCTGCCATATAAATGCATACCACGAACAATGTCAGCAAAGCCGTCAGGGTCACGATATGTTTCGGTTTTGCTGAGTTGTTCAGCCGTTGCAGCAGCAGAGCCATGTCCTGCAACAATTACACCAAAGTTAGTAAGTTGGTTAGCAGTACCTGAAGTACCTGAACCAGTTCCTACCTGTGGTAGATTGCTTGAAACATATACTCTAAATCCTGCTAGGTTGTTTAGAACGAGACCGTTTTGCAACTGTCCTGCTCCACCAAAATCAGCGTTCATTAGTTTTGAGTTCTCGTCACCAAGAAGCTCTAAGAACACAGGGTCAATAACAATCCATCTGTCTTGTGTATCAACTTGCTGTTGGTTTAATAGTCGTGCCATACGATTGACAACTACCATTGGTGTAACAGCAGCAGTTCCTACAGAAGTAGCACCGCCTGTTAGATTTACTACAGGAATAGAGTGGTCTCCTGCAGATGATGTTGTGATACTTGCAAATGAGTCCTTACGGAGCTTCATTGAAGTTAGAAGTTCGTCAGTACCTGCAGTAGCTACAGCAATAGAACCATTAACAGTAGCATTGACTGCACTGCCTACGGCATGTTTACTTAGCTGCTCCATACCTGAAATATAGGCTAGAACTTCTTGGTCGTAGTTGTCAGCTAAACGATATGCAGCCCTGCTTGTAGCAAGCTCCATGAAGTTTATGTGACTGTGAGCTTCTTCTATGTCGTCCATCTTGAACGCATAGTAATTAGCTTTATCGACAACAAGAGAAAAATCCTCGTCATCTAAGTCTTGGGCTGTAATCTGAGTTCCTCTAGCGTAGGCACTCACAGAAACTTCTGGTTCTTTGATGATTTTAACTGTATCACCTTGTCCTGCAATTTCACCCATGTAGTCTGAGTTCGTAATATCTCCAACAACAGTTGACTTGCGGAATGCAAGCTGTACCTGTTTGGAGTAGATTATTGGTGAAAAATTACCATTAGGTAAATTACCATAACCTGATGCGGTTGCGAAAGCCATAATGAATCCTCCTTATAGGCTGTTTAATAGTTGTAAACGATTACCAATAAAGGGCTAATTCTACTAAGGTGCAAATAAAGTCTGTATGCCTACGTCATTTAATTGGGCTTAAAGATATTAGGTATTCTTTTTTAGGTATTGTGTTTTACTTTTAATTATAAACACATACGCTAAATTAAGCGTATATGTTACTAGTTATACTTATTAAGTAATGCTTGTCAACACTTTTTTAACGAGCACCACCAGATATATCGTAAATAAATTTACCACTACGAATTGATTCCATTATAGAGTCTGAATTTTTTTCGTATTCTTTCATGGACATTTTATTTACTTGTGATTCACGTAAGAATGATTTACTTTCATCCTCTTGTGGCACATTCCTTGTACTCTTTATAGACTTAGCTGCATCTATATTGCTATTAGATGTTTTTGCTTTGTCTTTAGAGATTCCTTTATCTTGTTTATACAAATCTAATACTCTAGATACAGACATAGCATCATCTGCATTTTCATATAAAGCATCTTGTACCCATTTAGGTTGTTCGTCTGCCCATTCGTGAAAAACATCATCCTCTCTTATATTAGAGAAGTCAGGATGCAAAGCCATTAATTCAGCTTCAGCTTTTTCTTTTGTAGCTGTTTCACGTAGCGTTTCTATTTCTTGTAATCGTTTATCTAAATCTGATGACCTATCTTTAGCTTTTCTATCCGCTATGGTTTCTACGATTGCAGCTACATCAGGATACTTTTTAGTCCACTCAGCTATTTCTTCTTCTGATTTAGGTAAGACTAATTCATTTTTAGTAGCTTTAGATAACTGAGTTTCTAACTCTAATATCCTAGCGTTAAAATCCTTCTCCTTAGACGCAAGGTGTCTTCTAACATCGCCATATCTCTTCTTAAAAGATTCTTCTTCTTTTCCAATAGCCTCTCCTTGTACTCCATCTTCCGTTTTTGTTTCTGAAGTTGTACTTGTTTCGGATTCTTGAGTTCCTTCTTGAACCCCTTCTCCTTTTCTCTTGGCAAGGAGTTCTTTAAGTTCCTCTTCGTCTTTTTCAATCCTAGTTTTGTTGCTGTTTTTACCGCCACGCCTATCGACAAATCCTGCAACTTTGGTTTGTTCTATCTGTTCTAACTCTGGCATATATATGCTCCTTTATGTTTGGGGTCAATGTGATGTTGAGTAGCCAATTATTATTTTTATTGTTATCTTTTATAGTATGCACTATTTTTTGTCTTTAAAATATCTGTTCATTTTCTTTTCGTCGCTTTCAAAAAATCTTTTACCTACATATCCTAATAAACCCAATTCTCCTAAAGCTACTGCAGGTGCTCCATAGGTTACAACAAAATCATATATTTGTCCTATGTCTGCCATTTTTGTTACTTTATCTTTTACTTTATTTTTTTGTTCTGTGTCAGAAAAAACAATGTCTTTTTTTGTTTCTACTCCTCCAGTAGAATATTTCTTACGCATTAGTCCACCTTTGTTTCTACCGCCTTTATAACCTGTTCCTTTTTTATCTTTACTCAAATCTCTAAATGCTCCTACGCCATCATTTGCATCTTGCATTAATTTTTTCTTTTCTTTTTTATCTTTTATTTTTTTACGAACTACTTGATTTAATTTAAGTATAGGACTTTTTGCAGGTGTGTAACCTTCTTCTCCTGCTATAAGCTGCCCTAATATAGTTTTTTCTTCATCTGTTAAACTTTTTGCATCTGATTCTAATCTAGACTTAGCATCTTCTATATATTCTTTATGTTGAGCACTTAATGCAAGAGAAGTAACATCTCCTATAAAAGGTAATTTAGTTACAAAATCATCTATTCCAAAACCTTTTAATTGTTTAGCGTACTCTAAAAGACCTTTTGGTCCTTGTACCTCTCTTGTTGTTCTATTAGGGTCTGTATAATTTCCACTTAATCTATTAGTTATATCTTGTCCTGCTAATTGTAAATCAGCCATAAATCCTATTTCTGATTTCTTAGCTAATCTATCTTGATGGGCTTTATCTACTGCATCTCGTTCCTCTTGAGTTTTAGCATTTCCATAAAATGCATCTCTATCTTTTCGTTTAGGTGTTTTAGGTTTAGTATCTTTTCCTTCTCCCTCTTCTTCTCCTTGAGAAACATAAGGAACATATCCTGCTAACTGCGTAGGAGAATGAGATATAGATACATCCCCTATAAAGGTAGCTGTAAATATTGTACCTTCATCTTGTCCATTCCAATACTGTACTTGTCTAAAACCACTTTCACCTGTAGTTAATTCATCAGGCACATTAGAAACAGTTATTCCTTCTTGGGCGTTTATAACACCACCTACAGCCATCTCTATTTCTTCTTCTTCTGTCTCTAACTCTTCTACTGAAAAGGGAAGTACATTGCTATCTTCAGAAGTCGGCATAGTAGGTGCTGCTGATTCTTCTTCTATTGGTTCTCCACCTATTCTACCCATAGAATCCATTCTAGCGAGTCCATCTTTAGCTTTTATACGTAGGTCTTCAAAAAACTTTATGCCATAAAATCTAAGTACATCCGCAGGAACTACATACTCTCCTTCACTTAACATAGCAGGTACATCATCTCGTACTTCTTCAGCTAACGAACCAGTAGGTATTTCATTGCCACTTATAGGGTCACGTTCCATACCGTCATCCATAAACGCCATTTTCATTTGTTCGTTAGTTGCTTCTGCCATTTACTTCATCCTTTAATTGTTTAAGTCTACGCAATGCTGTAATAGCCCCTTGCGTTTTCCACATAGTTTTATCGTCTGATGCTTGTTCTATTACTCTGTGCTGTTCACTAATTAAAAAGTCTATGTACTTACTGAAGTCCTGCCATTGTTGAAGGTTGTTGACCAGTACTTTCAGTGGGTTCATTATTTCCTTGTTCATTACCTGTAAATCCTTGTTCGTTTGGTAGAGGAACTTGTCCTGTACCTATATTACCGCCACCTGCTCCTGTAGGGTCATTAGGGTTAACCCCTGCTGCCATTTGTTCTTCTTGTTGTTGTGGTGAAGGTTGTTGTGGATTCATTTCTCTTAGCAACTCTGCTTGTACGGCTGCATCAGCTAATGAATTGGTTAGTTTGTCTGGGTCTAAATCCATAGACTTAGCTATCTCTCTAACTATATAGTCCATCTTAGCAAAGGGAGCTAGTACTGGATTGGATACCACTCCTAAAAATTGCATTAGTCTTTGGCTTCTAACTTCATTAGCCATTAGACTTTCAGTACCTTGAGCTTTTATCTCTAAGTCACCTCTAATCTCAGGGTCAAAATCAAATTGCATATTAAAACTAAAAAATGCTTTTCCTAATGGGGCTAAAAGATAGTCATCTACGTTTTTAACTACGTTTCTAATAGAACCATTAGCTGCAGACATCAACATAGAAATACCACTAGCTGTTCTACCTACACCTTGCACTCCAGTTTGACCATGAGCAAATGATGGAAAGCCTGTACTTTCATCTGCTAACACTCTAGCTTTGTCAAAGAGTTGCATGTTTTCTCCTGCAACATTTGGAAATTTAGTGCCAAACAGTGCTTGCCCTGGAGCACCTCCTTGCCTTCTAAATATCTTCCCTGGATATACACTCATGTCTTGCCCTGGGACTAAGTTAGTTTCATCAACTTCAATTATAAGATTACCTGAAAGTGCAGCATTATCAATAGCCATTCTCATAAAGCCATTCATCAGTGTCTGCGTGTCATCCATATTTTCAGCTATACCTACACCAAAAAAACTATACGGATTTAATTCATATGGTACAGCATAGTAAGGTATACGCACTGGTGTAAATGGATTGAGAACTAGTCGCAGTACGTTACCGTTACATATCCATATATTAACATTAATTTGGTCTATACCCTTTAAATTTTTAGGTATTTCTAATCCATTTTCTTCTAGTACTGCTGCATCAACAAATCCCCAAAACTCAAGTATCTCGTATCGTTCTGATTTTGTACTACCTGCATCATCTTCCATCTGGTCTTCCCAGTACTTACGAGTGTAGGATTCTCCCATATCTATAGATGCATCTATTGCGTCGTTTCTAAAGTAAGGTCTAGATTTTAATGCTCTTAATTGCGACCTAGACATCTTATGTCTTTCTATAATAAACTCAGCATCGTCCATATTATCTGCATCTGGGTCAGGATAAAAATTCCAAATAGATACATGACTTGTAGAAGGCACAGTTTTTACTAAAGGGTCATACTCACCCTCTTCTGTCCAGTTAGGGTATTCTTTGTCTACGGCAAATGGACCTTTCATTATACCTGTACCAAACAAAGCCATTTCAAATGCAGCGTTACGTAGTTGTTTATTTGTTCCTGATTCTTCTAACTGGTCATGTATTTTCTTTTCCATCTTTTTAGCTGCAATCATAGATGGATGAAATGTAACTTTACTTTTTGTAGTTCCTTCTCCTTCTGTAAGTTTATTAGATACAGGAGATAAAAAATCTTTTAAATAACTAAGTCTACCTGACAAGTCATCTTCAGTAGCACCTTCTATGCTTACTGAGTTGCCTTCATTATCTAGTACAAAAGGTTTAGAACCTGCAGATTCTTTTTTATTTAATTCTGTTGTAGTATTAGGAGTAATATCAAAATGAGCAGCTTCTGCAACTCCATCTGGAAGCACAGTTGGGTCTATACCTAATGGAAATTTAGAATTGCCAAATAGTACATCAACAATTTGACCATAAGCAGCTAAAGTTTTAGTTTTTGTAACTTTAATAAATACTCTAGATTTTTCTGTTTCAGTAAATTGTACGTCTGAGCCATACAGACCCCTATAATTTTTATAAGCTTTTAACCATCGCTGTTCATCATTATACCTTGACGTATCTGCTTTATTGTATTTGCCTACTACAAATGAAACTACAGAAGATTCTGATTTTAAATTATCATCGTTATCATCTATTGCCGATACATCATCCGTATCAAATAATACTTCATCTTGCTTTATTGCCATATTTTAATATCCAAATTTGGGGTCTGAAGCTTTAAATCCAGATATGTTATTCATAGGATTAAAGTCAAACAAACTGCTTCTAGGTCTTGACATAATACCATATCTTAATGCATCATACAAGTGGTCTTCTGCGTGTGTATTAATATCTTCAGGGTTTCTTTTATCTAACGGAAGTGACGGAAGTTGAGAAATAATATTTGTGCAGTTACTAAAAAATACCAAGCGAGGCTCTTCCGTAAATTCATCGACTTGCAGTCTTCTATGTATTTCGTTTTTACCTGCAACTCTACTTCCTTTACTTCTATCTGAGGGTCTCCATCTGCAACCTTTTAGTATCATCTGCTCCGCAAGAGAAGGACCAGTATCCCCACGTTTATGCCAAAGACTACTATCCAATACTCCATACCCAATTGTTCCATCATTTGCCTCTGCTTCTAGTACCATGTCTGCTAAATCTGTAGCTAAAACTTTATGCGTATATAACTCTCTGTACACTATTAATTGTTCTGCAGGACTTACAGCAATCCACACCACGCCACTGTAGCTTCCATACCCATAGTCACAAGCCCTAAATTTCTTCCAACCTTTAGGAATATCGAATGGTTCAATAACATGAATCTCTCTATTCCATTCTGAAAAAGCTGCACCCTCTGCAACATCCCAATCTCCTTCTAGTAGCTGTCTTCTTTGTTGCTCTGGCAAAGATAAAAGCATTGTTTCATAATCGCCTGTGTTTGCTAAATAAGGATTATCAAATAGTTTAGCAGGTATAAATCTGCGTTTAAATAAAGGTTGTCCTTCTTTGGTGTGTCCGTTAGGGTAACTTAATGTCTTTCCTGTTTCTATGTCTGTAGCACTAAATGCTGTATTGTATGGTGCAGGGTCTATAAACATTTTTTTAACCCATTGATGTCCTGCACCCCCTGGATTAGTAGTTGCTCTCATAGATATAGGTAAGTCTGGAGCAGGTGTACGCAAGCGAGAACGTAAGTAATTCCAAGCAAAAGGCGTTGACCACTGTGTAAGTTCATCGAATCCAATCCAACTAAAAGCTAATCCTTGATACCGTAATACATCTTCATCTCTATCTAAGTAGGAAAACCAAAGTCTGCCCCCTTGTGGTGTTACCCATTGCATCTTTCTTTCAGACCACTTAATCCCTGGGATAGCTTTAGGATATAGCTCCTGAGACTTCCAAACTAACTCTCTTAGCTCTTCTGTCGTGTGTCGAATAAGCAACCCAGAGAATTGTGGGTGTGTAATGTACCTAAGAGGGTCAGCAAGCATTGCGTAGCTCTTTCCACCACCTGCACTACCTCCGTACAACACTTCACGCTCAGAGGAAGCTAAAAACTGCGTCTGTGGACCTTTGTTAGGTTCAAATATAACCTTGCGTCCACCGTATAAATCTACTGTATCATCTACTTTATCACGAACTATTACATTAGGCTTGGATTCTATCTTCTGCTTTGTATGCACCGACTCTTTGCGTTTCGAGTTTTTCCGCTGCTTCAAGGGCTTCTTTGTACCGTTTAGCCCATTGGCGTTTAGTTTCAGCCTGTTTCTTACGTTTTCGTTCATTCTTTATTCTTTTATCTAAACCTATATGAGATATGTATCGTCCTGTAGTTTTAGTGAGCCACATCGCTACTTCTCTGTAGCTGTACTGTCTTAAATGTAACTTAGCTTTCTCTAACGCATCTAACTCTTCTTTAATCGGATGTAAGATAGCGATACTTGTATCTGTATGTTTGTATCCAAATGGTATTGTAACAGCTACTTTAGGTATTGGCAACCATTCTTTTTCTTTATCCTTATCTATTTCAGGTTCTGGTAAATCCCAGAATCCTAAACTGTCTGCTGTGCTCATTTTACTTTACGTTTAGGTTGCTTAGTTCTATTAACTTTTTGAGGAACTACACGAATATTAGATGCTCTATTGTCCATAGGATTCATATTCTTATGGTCTACTTCTTTACCGTCGCCTTTACGAACCATACCTGCTTTAGCTAATTTACTTCTAACTCTATTTCTAGATGCTCGTTTTTTCTTTTGTTCAGGTAAAGCACCATGTGTAGAGTATTCTTTTTTATAATCACGTTTATACGCCATTATGCTTCTTCTTCTTGTTCTTGATTTTTAGGTGGCAATATAAATATACCATCGGGCATACTAACTTCCATCTTCTCTGTTTTACTGTAGCCTGTTCTATCTAACAAATCTTTAGCTGCAGCCATCTTATCTCGTATACCTAATTCAGTTGGGTCGTTAAGAGCATTAGCTATAGAAAAGGCTGCTCTAGGAGCAACCCTCGCTAAGTATTCTTTAGTAGCTTCCGCTATCTCTTCTTTTAAAGAACGGATAACTTCAGTCGTTGCTGAACCATCTGAATATCCTGCTATCTGTTTAGCTACGGTTACATCACCACTTGCCTCATCAAATAATACATCTAAAAACTTTTGTTGTTTATCTGTAAGATTTCTCTTAGTCATTTTTTCTTTCCTAAGTACTTTACTTCTTTAACTGGTTTTCCTATGCTTAGCCGTTTTTTTAGCCACGTTTTTAGGTTGAGATACGTGTTGCTTACCTTGAGCTTTGCCTTTTCTTTTAGCTTTCGTAGTCGCTGCATACTCAGAAGAAGAGAGACTCTTAATAGCTGAAGTGGGAAGATAACGCTCACCAGTAGCGTTCTTACCCTGTGTAGAAGGTTTTCCACTTTTTGTTCTCCACTTTTGTTTGCCCCAATCCTTAAGACTTCTTTGACTTTTTGCGAGTGCCATTTTTTATCATGCCCCCTTTATTGTTACCTCGTAACTTTTGTAAATCTGCACCAGTTATTTTATCTTTAGGTGGAGCTTTCTTAGCTATAGCCATTTGTTTTTTTGATAATTTTTGAGCCATAGCTATTTAGTTCCTTTTGCTTTTTTCTGTGCAGCTTTACTTAATTCTTTTAAATGAAAAACAGGTTTAGCTGTTTTTGACATTTTTGCACCAGTCATAACTTTACCGTCAGGGTGTTTATGCGTTTTACCCTTCCATTCTGTGCCGTCTTTTAAATAGTGTTTTACGCCCTTCATGATTTATATCCTCCACCTTTAGCTTTATATTGTTTAGCAACCATCTGGGCTTTACGTGCTGACCACTGCCCAGAGTTACCACCCTTAGAACTTGCCTTAACTTTAGCTACTAGGTTTTTACGCATAGTTGGCTTAGTATAATTTTTAGCTGCGTTTACTGCCATTTAACAATTCCACTTTCTTAAAGACTTATTTATTCTAGAGTCAGGGTCTTTAGCTGTTTTACTAGATGTAAGTTTTTTCTTCATGCCACTCATTCTAGCACAAAACGACTTTCTTCTGTTAGCAGCCTTAGAGTTTTTCTTTAATTTTGATGGCTTAGTTGTAACGGCAGTCTTTAGCTTTGACCCTGGATTAGCCTTACGATAAGAAGCTACACCTTTAGCGTTTAAACCGCCAGATTTACTTTTACCTTCGCTTCTAGTCCAAGCTGCAGTCTTTGTCATTTTACTTTATCCCATGTACCTTTGCATATATTTCACTACGTCCTATTCCTAAGTCTTTTAATTCTCTATCTGAAAATCTATATAACTCACTCATTGCTGCTCGTCTAGCTCTAGCTTCTTGTGACCGTTTAAACCACTCTTTTAATATCTTAATCATTTTGTACTACCCCCTATGTTTTATGTACAAGGTAGTTATATCACATATAGTTATATCACACTACAGACAAGAATGCAAGCCTGTTATGCAGTTGTCGTTTTAGGCACTTCAACTAGTGACGCTATTACATGCAATCTATTAGCTGTAGCTGCTGTAACATTTACTATATCTCCAGATACTAATATCAAATCATTACTGAGTAATTCTATTGTAGTATTAGCTGCAACAGCTTTTACTTTAAATACGCTAAATACAGAACCGCCATTAGTTATAGTTACCGTTATTGTATCTGCATTGCCTGTGTCTTCTGATACCAAGATAGAAGATACAAACGTAGTCATCAATGCAGGACACGTATATATCTTTGTAGCTACAGCCGTAGTTAAATCAAACTTAACATTTTTATATCTGGATGTACTTAGTACATTAGCCATACTATATTCCTATTGATTTATCTAAGCATTTATATTGTAT